TTTTCCTATGTTCTGTCAGAACATAAGCTAGTTCAGCATAGTTTGCTGGGACTTGGGCGCTTTCCATGCCTCATATCTTCTCAACCGTCTATTTCTCTACTAGTGGAAAAACTGTAAAGTTCCCATTTTTAGTCTAGGTCACTTTCTTAGTGTAAAACTCAGTCGACACCGTTAAATTTGTGTCTTGGAACGAGTAACACCAGATGTTGAATCCCACACCCAAGGGAACATCTGTAAGTAGCAGTTGCGTTGTAAATTGTTGATGGAAGCACTGTACTGATACGCCAACCGAGGTTGGTCTGAGGTACTTCCGAGTCGTCCCTGATCCATGGTCATACAGGGAGGATAAAATTATTCTAACATATGAGTAAACTTAATTCAATACCTTTCAACAAACAAAACCCACACCTCAAACACGAACGATTCGAACATGATGAATCGTGTCTTGAGCGGCTCTTTTCAGCAGAGCCATACCCCGAATGTGACAACGAGATCACATTAAACGATAGAGATGTAAAGGATTCTCGCAAACAGTTATTAAAACAGATACGATCCTATACAAAAAAACACCCGCACTTAACAACCATACCCTGGATAGTGCCGGGAGATGAAGAAGCCACACTGGATGCACTCCGCTTCAGTTGGACTAACAGGGGCTTTTGCTCTACCCCTGTGAAAATGTCATCTATGGTCCCTTATTGCGACCTTGTTTTCCTTAGAGGCTATATACCTAATGCCTTCGAAGTGAACCGACACTTCAGAAATGGAACTGCGTTTCTACATGCTGAGATTACGGCTGCAAAATTCGCCCAACCAGTTCTTCATTCACACACCCGTCTCACGGTTTTATGGTACAATTATTATTGTGCCTCACGTGCAGACATGCTCACACCACTTTTTAAGCACATGCTTTTAAACCGCCGAAATTCTACTTTTCAAGGACAAGGATTTGTTGATGGTCTAACCAAAAGGCTCACAGCCTGGATGACCGCTCGCATGTCCTCTGCTCTTTACACGAATGTCAAATCTACAATAGGTGATGCCTACCAGACTTGTAAGAGTACTATCACTAGTGTTTATGCCACTATTCGTGATAAAGTCATTGAATTTTTCCGCGCCACTGCACCCTCCATTGCCAATTGGTGGCAGTATGCTGCTCTCCTTATAGTAGCTATTTCTGCCTCAGTTGTTTTTGTCGCATTTGCACACAATCCTCTTGCCGTTGGGATTGCCATCGGTATATTTTGTGCTGTCGTTGGTTGTACCGTTGCTGGTTCCATGTTACAGAATGCATATGGACGTAAGAAGCTCATTTCCGAAGTTCCAATGCATGTACAATTAGCAATGTTTCAACTATATTGTCGTTACTGCAACAAAGGTTGCAAATTTGATGAGAAGCCCCGTGATATTGATCGAGAGGTTGATTTCACATACATCGTCGCTATCTTTGCTTCTGTTCCTAAGTTTAGAAACCACTGTGAGACTTTGGCTCCTGCTCTTCACAAGATGATGTCTGAACTCGAAGATTGGCGACCATATTTTGTTAAGCTTATCGAACAGGTACAAGCTCTTTCTTTCGATGAAGAGTGTATATCTGGTCGAGATTGGGTTACATGGAGGACATTTACCATGTGTCCTATGTCCCAAGATGATCCCGCTACTATCCTTAGCGCCATCCAGCTTGATGATAAAACCTTGAGGAAGGTTACTGATCCTCCTGCTCAAGAAGTTCCTTTCAATATTACAGATGGTCATGGAAACATGATCGACATGGAAGAAGTTGAAGCGTGGGGAACCGGTGTTAAAGCCGATCCTCCTGAGATTCATTTATTACCGTCCGAAGGAATGTTCGATTTTTCTAAGGATAGTGTTGCGTTTAACAAGCCTATTCAGGTTTTGGTACAGAAGCCGTTGCCAGAAGCTCCCGATCTTGGAGCTAGGCCTTTGCCCCTACCACGCAAAAGAAGAAGTTCTCTTCCTGATACACTTGTCCTTCCCAAACTTCCACACGATCCTTTGGATTTGTTTGAGACTGATGAAGATGATCCCCAGCTTAATCGGTGGAAAAAGGTAAAGGGAAAATGGCGTGTGAAAGGTCAAGGAGACGACAAAACTCCGTTCACCATTGCTGCTATTGCTGGCATGTCCACTGCCTTCTTTGGTGATGCTGCAAAAAGTGTGAACAACGCTTTTGCACCATTCAAAGAACTCAATGCCTTCTTTTCTACCTGCAAAACTGTTAAAGATTTTGTTAGTAGTGTTATTGAACATGCTTCCACGTTCATTGATGCTGCTGCTCAGTTTTCTACAGGACACCCTTACTTTACCAAGAGTAAGGAGATTCACGCATTGTCCAATCTCATCAAGGACCAAACCGAGATCCTTGGTCGAGAGAATATACGAACCGACATGACATCTGATCCTGCTGTCTGCCGTCTCGTAGTCGATGCTTATCAGACTATTCTCCGGTACAAACAAACTGCCGGAAGTACTGTGATGCGCAATCTTGGTTTTGCACAAGAAATTAATCGGATGCAAATGGCGTACATGCCGTTGTATCACGAAGCTATGCAAAATCTTCGACAACACAAAACTCGTATTGAACCTTATTGGCTCTACATGTTTGGTATTCCGCACCAGGGAAAGACTAAATTGATGGAAGGTTTTGTTCCTGCAG